AATACATTTTGGCCAAGCGTCGGGCTGTGCCTCGGCTGTTGGGATCGTTTTCTCGATCGATCAATAATGCATCTAGTACCCCCTCGAATGCAGTGGTGGCTTCTTCAATCAGGTGCTGTCTGTCAGACTCGTGCATGTAGTCGCTGATGTTGTCGCCGGCCCAGAACCTCTTGCCGTTGGCTTGCATGCGTTCACGCAACACTTGTGATAGATTTTTTTCCATGTTGTGATTGTAAGTTAAGTTGGATTTAGTTGTCAACGAATTCGGTTTTCAAAATCGTGTACTATCTTTATGTGCAAGGGATGTGCCTGGTCACGATGGTATTGAACCAATTCAAAATTCTTTTGCAACCTGTCTTGAAGATCTCGCCTCATGGATTGACATTGGTCCAAAGTCATGTCATGATTGAGTTTTTTTACCTGTTGCATCACGGCATGAATTCTGGAATCTTCGTCCGGTATTGAATCATAGCTGTGATCAATGATATCATCGAACATGTCAAACCCTAGTTTTCTTACTTCGGCAGCCAAACCTGGCATGGCAACCCAAATGGGTATCTGACGCAAGGCAAAGGCTTTGAAACTTTTTTCAGTTATAAAAATAGTTTGAGTATAAAACGTGTCACTCTGACTGCCGGTTTCGGCAACAATATTGAACAAACAACTGTGAAATACCGAGCTCACATGATTATGCAATAGTATTTCACCGTCAGTTCTTTCCACTATGCCGTCGATTGTGATGGGCAAAGTAATTTCAGGAAACCAATCTCGATAGAGAGAATTGGTATAATCAGCTCCTTGACTACCAAAACTCATTCTCACACTGTTGCCAAGTTCCAACAAACTTTTGGCCGTCTTTGCCCGAGCATCGTTTGGTCTGCGCATCAAACATAAAAATTTTCGATCAATGGTATCGCAGTAAGGTACCGACTCTATGTAGGATAACCAATTGCAGTGAGTGGTCATCCAAGTAGGCATGCACACAGCATGGTATGGTAAATTTTCGACCTCTACACTGGCATTAAACAACACCATGAGATCTTGAGTTGATAATTTTTTTATGATATTGACCAAAGGCGCAGCTTCGATCTCGCCAGATCCTTCGCCTCTAAAATCTATTATTATTTTTTTGCCAACAAAATCACTTGGGCTGAACTTACTGTCTTTTAATACTTGCAAAAATTTTTGTTCTGCGTCGTCGTGCCGATTGTGCACAATAGCATTGTATTGAATTGTGCCAGATGCAATAAAATTAATGTGTTTCACAGTATCAAATTATAGTAATAGTTCTACAGTCTGGGTAGGCCACAGTTTGACATGCACCCGAACCTGCTTGTGCCAACAACTCAGATCCTCGTTCGGCTTCTTCAATGGTGGGTCGATAATGATAGCCTACTCTAAACACCTGCTGATTCTGCCAGGGTTTCACAGCCAAGTCTCTACCATCATAGCGTTGTTGCAGCATGATGTCATAGGCTTCCACATCGTCTAGCAGTATGGCACCACCGCGACCTATTTCCAAGATCTTGGTGTGTCCAAAGCTGATGCATTGCATTTGCCCATCACGGTACATGTTGGGTTCCAAGCGGCGGGCACTGTCCCAGATTCTAGTGCCCACAAAATGATACTCGCCGCTCCAGGTCTGTTGGGCCTCGTCTAGGTACCGGTAACTGATATTGAGTTTGTGCATGAGCATGGGTATGCTGAGATAGGTATAAGGAGTAAACTCACATGATTCAACCCTGTCGTATCGCATGCACAGTTCAATGGCATGGGTACAGCAGTCGGTCATGATTGCATAGGGTGCACCAGTGTAGGCAGCCAGCTCCTGCTCAAATTTCAAAATTTTATCGAACATACCATCTCCAAGCATGGTTTATCATGTCATCCAGGGTGTACTTGCGCCACTCGGGATAAATTGTGCCAAATCGATCATTGCTGGCTGTGAGCACATCGGGGTCACCGGGTCTGGCTGCACCTTCGATTACCTGCACCCTTTGACCAATGATGCGTTCGGCAGCGGACACAATCTCTCGATTGCTGGTGCCGGTATTGGTGCCAAGATTGTATATGCCTGCAGGGGTAGTGTCATACAGCGCACTCACATGTGCATCTGCAATGTCCTGTACATGCACATAGTCTCTCACACAGGTACCATCTGGGGTTGCATAGCTGGTGCCATTCAGCACAAACGGCTGCTGGTCTCTGACGCTTTCCAGCACACGAGCAATGATGTGTGTGGCGCCGGGTTCTTGGCCATGACGGCCTTGCGAGTCAGCACCACAGGCATTGAAGTAGCGAAACGCCACATAGTCCAGGCCGTAAGCACGATGGTAACTAGCTAGCATCTGTTCTGTCATCATCTTGCTTTCGCCATAGGGTGATATGGGTTCTCTGGGATCCACTTCGTCACAGGGCGTCATCACCGGAATGCCATATACTGCTGCACTTGAACTGAATATGAATCTGGTGCGCGGTGTTACCTTTAATATAGCATCCAACAAGCGTTTGGTCTTGACCACATTGTTTTCATAGTAGTCAGCGGGCGCAGCCATGCTGGGTCCCACTAGACTAGTGCCGGCACAGTGAACGATGGCATCAGGACGATAATGCCCAATGGTTTCCAAGGCTTGGGAACTCACAACATCGTTGCACACATACTCGTAAAATGCCGACACCAGATGTGGCGGACAGCTTCTGCGATCAATGCCTACCACTCGATGTCCGGCGTCATGTAAACGCAGGGCAATTTCGCCACCAATGTAGCCAGCGGCACCGGTAACAATGACTCGACTCATTCTTCTATCTTTGTCACTTGATATTTTTCGTGGCTCACATGATCACGATATCTTGGGCCAGCTCGGTTCCACTGCTCGCCTGAACCAGTGATGATGTCCACCACACGATCCACTGTGCCGTCGTTCCAGGCTGCAATCAAGCCCATGTTGTGATGTGGTTCACGCAGGAGATTCTGCATCTTGTGATAGGCATCATCTATTGACCAAGGGACATAGAGACGGTTTGGATCATTGGCAAAAGTCTCGGGGAAACTGCGATAAGCAGGATATAATACATTGCAACCAAGAGTATCAGCCTCACTAACTGTGTTTGACACCCAGTCTTGTAAAGCACAATTGAACAGCACACGAGTATTGTTAAGAAGAGCATAGTATTCGTCCTTTTTCAAGTTGTCATAGATTTTCAACTTGCCTTCCTGTTCAAGCATTCGAGCACGAGCCACAAGCTCGGGGTTGTTGCTGCGCAGTTCTCCTCCCGAGTAGATCACAAACTCACAGGGTTCGGTGGTCAAGTAACCGTACATTTCAATCAGGTCCATGAAAAAGCCCGGTTGCTTTTCTTGGTCGAACCTGGCGGCAAATGCCACTCGGCGCGGGCGATCCCCAAATGGTCGGATGTTGTCAGCACCACCAATGCGTTCCAGCACTTCGTCACGACCAAATGCCAAGCCCGAGATGTTGTAGATTGGCGCAGTCCAACCTGCAATACGCATGTGAGCCACCATTTCTTCATTGGTGGCCAATACCCCAGTCACAAACTCATTGACCATCTTTTCATACAGACCCATCCATTTCTCCATGCCCCACACATGCACAAAGTCATCGGGATCAATGCTCTGTGCCAGGCAGCGAACATACACTCGGGGCCGCTGATCTGCAGGAATCTGGTCCATGATGTAGGGCAAGCTCTCGATGCCGGGGGAGAACATGTCTTCAAAGTAGATGACATCTTGTGAGGTGACCTCTCCTTGCTGCATGAGTCGCACCAGATTCATCATCTGGCTCATGGAAAAGTAGCTACGACCATGCGCATCCAGCACCTGTCCCACTGAAATCTTTTGACTGTTGTTTAGGGTCAAGCCCGGCACATACACCACATCCAGGCCACGGCGGTCAAACACACGCCGGTTCCACTCAGTGAGCTGTAGTGTGTATCTGGAATCATAGGCTTCCAGGCCCATGTAGTAAAGTTTTCTCATTGGTTAACTCCGAAATGTTCTTGTAAATCTCGTCTAATAAACTTCACGGCATTGTCCCATATTTCATTACTACCACCTCGTTCAGCATCGTGTACAATGCCTAAACATTCCGCCACAATCAACTCGGCGAACTTTTCCACCTGATCTACCCTCATCCATTTGCCTGAGGTGTCAGTTCCCACCTGCAGGACGAGATCTTGAACTCTGGGTGTCATGTGGCTTCTGCAGAAGGTGCTCGCATGGGACGGTATCCAGCAAAGCGGCGACCATCTTCGTACCACATGTTCTTGGCATACTTGCCCTGCACAAACTTGTTGTACTGTTGCCAAGCATAGCTCTTGAAGTTGTAGAGATCAGCTTCGTTGAAACGATAGCCATAGTCCTGACAGAATTCCAGATAATGCTCCAGTTCTTCAAACAAGGCATACACTCGGGGATTGGGTCGGATTTGTGGTTTACTCATGATATTTCCTATTAGATAACAATTGATTGAGCCGGGCGAGAAAGTTCATATTTGATCAAGCATCCGTTCTCACCATCTTCGGACACTTCAATCCACACAGCTCGATTGGGATATCGAGCTGCAATCTGTGTATATAGGTCGTCTGCAATCATCTCGCAACTTTTATAGTCTAGTGCAAGTGTAGCAGATTTGTAGAGATTTTCCAACCAGCGTTTGAACTGAATAAACTCAATATCACGGTCGTTGTGAAACACATCAATCCAGACCTGGAAGTGAAATTGGTGTCTATGCGGTGATGCCAAAAAGCTCACATCATATTCATCTCCTGTTGCTAGTTTTGGATCTGTGGCTGCAGCTGGATAGCAGTGAATGCCTTCGCGCTGGAATGTGATCCAGATTTTTCTTTCAGCAGCCGACACAATTCGGTCCACAGTTTCTCTTTGCGTTTGGTTCATGTTGTTTCCTTGTTTACAGTTTCAATCGTTCCACAGTGATGATCTTGGCCAGTTCGTGTCCCAGGTCTGCATCATCGTTGATCACATACAGGCCATGTCGATCATCATCCAGCTTGGCATCGTACACAGTGGATTCTACCACCAGACCACCAGTGGCACGATACACCTCCAGTTTGAATCCCTGAGATTTTATCTTGTTGTCAAACGGTAGGCTCAATTGGAATTCGTCTTGGGATTCTTCCTCTTGCTGAGCTCGATCCCAGGCCCAGCGACACTTGTGATAAAACCACTGATCAAACCACTTCATTGTAGCCTCTGTGTGGTAGGTTTGTCAACTCACTCACGATCTGAAATTGTTCCCAGGCTGCGCGGGCTGCAGGATTGTGTTCCAGTTCCGAGTCAGGCAAGATTGCCTCCAACCAAACTTCTCGGCGTCGCTGCGGGTGACCACCAAACTGTCTGGGTTGATGCAGCCGACCAGTTTCCCACAGCCGAACACACACCTCACGCACACGGGCTTCGTCTTCGGCGCCGAACTCGTTCCACTCAGGTTGACTCCAGGCGCTGCCCAAGCGGTGGCCACCACCATAACCCTGCCAGATATCGGTCCAGTGTTCGTCGTCTCGCGGATCAAAGTCGGTTCGACTGATGATGACCAAAATGTCATTGATGTCAACTTGACCGTTCACAATGTCTCGCACACAGCGACTCAGGCTCAGTCCAATTTTCACGATTCAACTCCAAAATGTTCTTTAATCAAATCACCCTGCGTTTTGCCACCATCAGCAAGTATCCAATCAACCTGTTCGGCACATTCCCGCACAATCAACTGGGCGAACTTTTCCAACTTGTTAGGTGAAATAATGTAACACCCATCTACAATATGTTCCATGCCGTTAGTGGTGATAACATTTACATGTGCCTGTTCAGCAAGTTTTTGAATTCGTTGGTTCATGACACCACCTGATCAAGGCTGTAGTCGCTCCAGGGAGTAAAGGTGTCTCGAGTCATGAGACTATGCAGACTGTGGCACCACACACCAGGATTGGAACTGTCAAAGTCCTGGTCATCGATCTTGATCATGGTGTTGTAGTTCCACAACCGAACATAGGGCACAGGCACTCGAATTTGCGGAATAAAGTTGTTGTGCTCACACAGGCCACCATCGTTGAACTGTGCCACGGCCGTGAGTGGAATGTCCAGGGTGCATAGATAGCCCAGATCCAAAAAGTGTTGGATCATGCTTTCCCAGTCACTCCACTGGGTTATGGACTGAAAGTTGCTGGGATCAAAGCTGTGATTGGCACCAAAAAAGATGTGTTCACAACCCTGCAAGTGTGCAGCAATGCTATCAATGGATTGTACGCCTACCACAAACAAGGTGGGCTTGCCAAATGCAGGGGTGCGTTCTACTTCACGACCAATAAAAAATCCAGCGTGTTCGTGTCCAGATCGGTTCATGTCAGGGATCCTTGTTCCAGTTGAGTCAATAGGTCTTGATCTAATTCTACACTATCTGATGTTTGGTTGTCAACTGCAGTTTCTTCAAATCCAAACAACACATTGAACTGTGGTCTGGCACTGACAGTTTTGTCACCTTTAAAGCCCCTGGTGCCCGGAATGTCCATCCAGTAGCGATTGTAGTGTTCTATGATGGCTTCGCTTTCCTCTCGATCTGGGGTGGCAAATATGGCATCCACAATTTGGTCAAATTTCACATGATCACCTGTACGCCCTTTGGTGCCTTGATTCCACATCATGGCCGGCCATGAGTGTCCAGAATCATAGGCTAGATTGGCCTGTTGCACTGATTCAATGTGTGTCCAAACATTGTGTGCCATCAGCAACGCATAGCTGAAACTGTCCCAGCTTGTTTTGCCTTCTTTGCCGATCTTGTTCAAATCTCCAGGCTTGTAAATGCACACATCTTTCATCTGTAACCCCAGGCTCACCGGCGATTCGTCAAAGTGATCCACTAGGCCATCGGCTAGGGCTGCTTGTCCGTACGGTCTAGTGTCTGTGGCGTACTTTTTGTCGTCTGCAATGGGTCGCATTTTGTAGCTCCATTTGCTGTTGTGGGTGAGGTCAATGTGATGGTATACTTGACCATTGGCTGTGGCCAAGAATGGTGAGGCGCAGTCAAAACTGATGGTAAAACGCGGGTTGACATATCTACGAACTGCTCGTTGTATGGCCGTAAGTAGTACTGCCCATTCCAATTTACTTGTGCCCAAAAAGTGCATCCAATCATGTAATCCCTCCTGTAACAAATTGTCGTGTCGCAAGGCAACCAAGCGTTTCAATATCAAGTGAACATCGCACATGTTTTGTCCGCCCATTCCCCAACCGTCAAAATGCCTGCCAGGGTACCGAACTGGATCACAGTACTCTTTCATGATCTGATACCAGTCTTCGGCATTGTCATGATTGTCGCCCTGCAACACATTCAAGAATCTGGCACCACCTTCTGCAACGCCACGCCGGTGCTGAATAAAGTATTCGTTGTTGTATCTGGTGGCTGCAATAGCTTCACTTAAGGTTTTTATTTGACAAGCGTCACTGGCTTTTTTGTCGTGTATGACCCAGGTGGGAATGTCCAGGCCCATGCCATAGGTGCTGATCGAGTCCAGCCAAGTCAATACCGCCGAGCGTTTTTTCTGTGCCCGGGCACAACCCGAGTTGGCACGCCAGTCACCTTCCCACAGGCCCTTGGCAATCTGGAATCCACCTGAATCTCCCAGCATCACAGTATTGGGATCGCGGTTGCGAACCATATCTTCGGACCAGTCCTGCCGGGTGAGATCTAGGTTGGCATGTCCTCCCGAATACAGGCTCCAGCGATAGGGGAACATGCCTTTTTGTGCGTTGAGCCAATTCAGTTGCTCCATGTCCTGAATGGCCACGGGCATTCTAGCCGGATCCACACAAGGACCGTTCACAGGATCCCGCTGTTTGCCTATGTAGGTGGCATAGAAGCCGGATATGGCCGGCAAAAACACAGCCCATTGACTCAGGCCATCTGCGCCAGTTTGTGTGGCTGTGAAGTTGTGTTGCGTCATTGGAATCGATTGAAAAATGGAGAAATATTTATAAAATTAGGTTGATTGCCTCTTAGAGACTTCAACATATCATTGAATTGTTGATGTTCTGGGTGAGCAACATCCACTACATTGTGGTCAGTATAGCAGCCATTTTTTATGGTATACTCATCAGGATTCAATACTGGTTGCGAATTCCAAGTACCCCAGTCATCTAGTGGTACTATTGTGCCGGTTGTGTTTAGGCTTCGGCATAGTTCAACAAATGCCGGCAAATCTTGATAATTGCTTTTTTGAACCACAAAGTTCAATGTGATCGAGCTGTTGTCTCGATTTTGAGAAATCCATTCCAAGTTTTCAACAAGATTGTGCCATTTTCCAGGTCTGCGTACATTTTCGTATACCTGCTCTGATGCAGCATCGACACTGATGCTGTAACGAGTCACTGATTTTTTTATTTTACTCCTAGACATGAGTTTTTTTAGTAGTAACCCGTTTGTGGTAATAACAAACTTTTGAGATTCTCGAGGCTCATAATCCAAGATCAATGGTCGTAAAATATGACTAGCTAACGGATCTCCGGTACCACCAAGACTTATGAGTATGTGTTTGTTAAATTTATCTAGCCAGGACAAAATATGTTTTATTTGATTTAATTTTTTATCAAATTCTGGTCCTGAATCGATCATGTATGCTTGTCTTCGACAACTAGGACAAGCAAGATTACAACTGTCATCGATATGTATACTCAATTGTAATACAGATTTTGTAATATTACGATATTTTACCCCACAGTGTTCTACTGCGCACCAGGTGTATTTTTTTTCTTTTATGTCTTGTTGCAACATCTGAGCAATTGGAGAATCTAATACATTTTCTATAGAATCAAATTCATCAACTTTGCCCACAGGAATAGGCAAATGCCCTTCGCAACTACATAAAAAACAATCACCGTTTTGATCCACACTCACTTGATTGAAAGGCATACTACACGAGTATGGGATTGATCCGTTGTATTTTTTGCCACGAGGCATGGATCTCAAGGTATACTTTAACGCCGGGGATAATTTTATATTTGAAAAATCCACAACTTATCTCATGCTTTCCAGAGTGATCATGCGACCCAGTTCGCGTTCAAAGTCCTGATCTTCGGGCACAATGTACACCTTGTGATAGTTGCGATCGGCTCGGGAATCATAGTGACGGAACCGCACAATACGCCCACCTATGGCCGATCTCACATGAATGTTCAAGCCCTCGCTCTCGTCGTCCTGCTCGCGGGCAGACACTGTGCTAATGCCTCTGCTGAGTTTGGCCTCCAGCTCCGGTTCTTCATTCAGCAACCAGTTGCGCAGATGTCGCTTGATCCATTTCATAGCATGTCCTTATTTAGATTGTGCAGGCAAAATATAATTGTACACAGCCAAGCCCGAATCCACAGTGATCATGGCCGCACCATCATTGGAAATTTTTACCACTTTGTCGCCCACCAAGTCCATGATGGAAATAAAAGTCTTCACAGGCCATGACCAAGCACGTTTGAGTTGCCCAGATACATCGGATGCAAACACAAAGTTGCCAGCATGTGTGCTGTGATCACCAAACGAGAATTTGAGATCACTGCCATCAGTTTGTGCCTGAAAAGTGGTTTCTTCAGAGTTGGCCTGTGCTTGCATCTTGAGTCGCTGAATAGCCAACACCGTGGGCACAAATTCAATGTGCCAGTTCACGCCCTTGAACTTGGGAGTCTTGAGCTTTTCGTTGATGATGGCAGTGGCCATGAATCTGTAGCTGTTGCGGAAGTCTCCCCCGGCATTTTTGAAGTTGATGCCTTCGGCGTCGCCTGCTGCGGTACGAGCGATTTTGAGATCGGCGTTTTCGCGATATTCCTGCAGGTTCAGCAGGATTTTCAGCTTGTTCAAGTTGGGCATGCCAAATGTGCCCACAAAGTCTGCGTGTGGTCCAGCAAATGCTGCTTCCACCACCACGCTGCGATCTTCGGCTATGGCATTGATCACAGTATCGGTGTCAGTTCCAGTGATTTTTACCAAGTCAATGCAGCCAAGGTCATAGGTGTGGGACACCAGGTCCAGTAAGTGATCTCTCATGTGTTTTCTCCAGTAGTGAGTTGATTATACAAGTTCAAGGTCAAACTTGCAAGGGGTTTTGTATTTGTTTGGGGATTATTTTTGCCAAAGTTTGTCCACCGCGCAGGCTGGTCAAGGTGCCAGGACGACGAAGTTCCAGCCAGGTCACAGGTTCACCATCACCGTGATACTGATAGGTGAGTTCATAACCAATGTCATCAGCTGAGTCAATTACGGCCGATCCAGGAGTGTAACAGCCAAACCCAGTTTCTGTCAGCAACAAGGCCGGCACATAATCACCATCCATGATGGTAAAGGCCAAGGTACCGCCTGGTCTCAGCTTGTCAAACAATTCCGCCAGATAGCGCCGAATCACAGGCACAGGTTTGAAGTTGAAGTAGTCTATAGCTACACAAAATCCAAATTGACTGTTGGGCAACTCGCCTAGTATGTCAGAATGTTCCAATTCGTCAATCACATAGCACCCCAATCTGCGCTGATATTGTTCATTGAACCGATCCAGTGCCGGGTCCAGCAACTGCTGATCAATGTCCACGAGATATAACGGATCATAGTTGACCAAGTGGTCCACAAGATCTCGGTTGCCAGGTCTGATGATCATGCCGGGATAACGCCAATCGCTATAGTAACGAATTCGATTCAGCATCAGATCTTGGGTAGCAGCAGACACTCGTGTGTGTCGATTGAGCAGTGCTTCCACAGATTTCTGCTGAATTTCGCCTTTGTACCAGGCCAAAGCCTGTGTATAAGCATCGGCTTCTTCGGCGGCAATTTCTTGATCAAGTTGCAGTTTCAACCGTTCAAGATTGCGTTTGAATGAACCAATGGCCAAATCCACTGCATCGATGTCTTGTTCTAGCAGTGTTTCAGTTGAAAAGTCAAATCTGGCCTGATCGATCTCGTGCATGATGCGTTGTAGGCTCATGTTGGTGTCTGTGCGTATGCTGCCCACGTCAAACGAACGCAGCATGTTTCTGTAAGCAATGAGTTGGCGCAGCTTCATGAGAAATCAAACAAGGTTTGGAAAGTGTTTTCGGTATTGGTGGCCGAACTCAAGTCCCAGTCCAACACACCCAGCAAGTTGTCAATCTTTTGGTCCACTACAGCGGCCTCCATTTCAGCATCGTCAAACGGCAGCTCTTTGAACCACTGTGGCAAGTGCAGTTCGTCTGTGGGATAGCCAATTGAGGTCCAGCCCAGGGGATTGGCCTTGAGCTTGCACACAATGGTTTTCATGCCGTCAACAATCTGCATGCTGTAGTTATCGTTGTTCATGCGCCGCAAATTATTCCAGTTGATGGCTGCTCGCACATGCCCGGGCATGTTGGCCCGTCCCAGCCTGGCTTCTTCTTTGCTGTACTTGGTCAAGTTGTTTACACGCTTAGGCGAGCCTTTTTCCCAGCCCGGACGCTCAGCAAACTCATACTTGAATTCTCTAATGCGTTCCACAATGCCTTCTCGGTCAGCACCCGATAACACTCGTTCCAGGATCTCCAGCAAAAAGTCCTGGATCACTCGGGGTGTGTCTGATCGCTTGAGGTCCAAGCCCATGGCCTTGGTCTTGCCCGGCCGGCCGCCCACATCCAAGCGTTTGTTTTCTAGGTCAATGATGTTGACAGCATAGCGTTTTTTGGTGATAAACAAGCTTCGGTCTGCCACCAGTTCTCGACCGGCCCGGATCAGTTCGCCTGAATCTCTGGGACAATGAAATGCCTGTTCCATGAATGCCGGAAAGCTGGTGTTGACCTGTTCGGCTATGCTGTCATACAGTTGAATGCAGGTTTCTTTTGACCAGGTCATGTTGCCATTTGCAACTTCGTTCTTTATAGCAGGCCACGCCGAAAAATAACAGGAGTCAGTGTCACCGTAGATGATGGCTGTGCCCTGATGATCATACTGGCCAGTGATGCACTCGTTGATGTAGGCATCCATGTGTCTAGCAATGGCCCGACCAGTCAAGGTGGTACTCTGGCCAATCCTGTGATCAAAAAACCTGCAGCCAGGATTCAAAATGGCACCATACAAACTGTTCAAGTTAATTTTCTTGACCAGTTGACGCTTGTCCCAGAATGCTTCTTCTTTTTTGTCCCGGGCTTCTTTCTTGCGGGCCTGCAGGTCCTTGCGTTCTGAGTACCATCGTTCCAGCAAGCCCGGTACCACTCCTTTGACTTCATAGGTCACTATGGTGCCGTTGGCTGTGAGCATCCAGGGCCGATTGGAGTCGAATATCATGCGCCAGATTTCTGCTGCCGAGTGCACCGACTCCTCGCCTGAACTCCAGTCAATGGTGATTTCAGTGCCGCGCTGTTGTTCCATTACTGCAGTATATTCCAAGCTGCCAAACAAGCCCTCCCAGGCAGCAGCAAAGCTGGCTCCGCCTCGCATGCGATCCGCAATGTGTCGGTCAGTCATGATGGGTCTCAGTTGGCCCACAATGGTTTCAGGTCCCATGTTGAGTGCACGAATGGCCGAGGGATACAAGCTGTTGATGTCCACTGATCCCACCCACTCGTGTATGCCTTTCTTGGGCACAGCCACATAGGCACCAGCGGCCTGGGTGTCATCGTCGGTGAGTCGTTGTTTGCGATTGGGCACCACCATGCCACGTTCATGTGCTTCGTTGATGATGGCCTGTTCGGTCACTGCCACAGCACCCATGGTGGTCTGCAACAGCACCGTGTTGGCATGTGCCAGTTCATTGGCCAGATCCAAGAATCTCAGCTTTTGGTCCAGCTTGGCCAGCAGCACAGTATCCTGTCGGTTGTATTCAATAAATGTGCGGAAGTTTTGATTGTACAGCTGATCCAGGGTGCCTTCAAACGCTGTTTTGCGTTCGTTGAGTTCGTACTCGCCAATGGCATCTAGGCTGTAGCTGTGTCGCTCCTCATAGGTGTACTTGCGATACAGTTGCATATAGTCCATGTGCACTCGGCCTACTAGGTCATAGGTTTCGTTTTCGGCACCAAATCGTTCGAACATGCGCTTTTTGGGATACTGGTCCCAGAGACAAAAGCGTCGACTGTCGTCTCGGCTCAGCACTCGAGTCACACGGTTCACAGTATAGGGTATGTCATAGCCTTCGGAGTTCCAGCCCGACAATGCGTCAGCATCCTGTATGAGATCAAGAAATGCGTTCAGCATGTGTTCTTCTCGCTCAAACAACACAGTGTTTGAAAACTCGCCGGCAATTTCCTCTGCAGTGGCCCGGCTCATGTGATTGGGTGGCACCACCAGGGTGACCAGCTGATCTATCCAGGCAAGATACACTGATATGGCTGTGATGGGATTGAAAGGATCCTCCACAGGCGAGAAACCACGCTCGGGATCAAACGCCACCTCAATGTCGAAAAACGCCACATTGAGTTCAGGGGCATCTTGGCCTTTGTAGTTTTCTTCCAGGCATCGGAATATGGGATTGATGTCACTTTCATACAGCTGACGGCCACTCTGTATCTTGACTTCTTTACGAAACTCTTTGTTGTTGCGAGTGCTGAATCTTGCTACAGGTGTGCCGTAGATGCTGCGAAACCGGCCCCGGGGATCGTCGTAGTAGAAACGGTATTCGGCTGGATATTCACGATACACTCGTTCTCCGGCCACACGCTCTACCACATGTATGCGGTCGCGTTCTCGATCAAAAAGGGCGTCAATGTAACTCATAATTTTCCTTGTGCGATTTCCAGCTCGCACTCACTCTACATGCCTATAATATAGACGATTTATTTTTTGTAATTATCTCAAATTAGTCAGACTTTGATAATACCGTTGGCAACCCAGGATTTTGGTAATTTCAATACCTGTTGTATCATGTGTTGTGCTGCAGCATATTCTGGATGATTGGGATCTAAAACATCATGTTTTGAAAATTCTGTACCGTATGTGCCCCAATCTGTGATTCTCACATACTCTACACGATCAGCATCAAACTGCTGACTGATATCGTAAAATTCTAAAATTTCGTTCCAATTGGCTTGTTGTACCACCATGCGTGTGTAAAGCTTCATACCTGTTTGACGTTGATCAGACAGAAATTTCAAATTATCAAGCAAATCTGGCCAAGTTCCTCCACGCCTTAAAATTTCATAGGTGTTGGATCTTGCTGCATCAAATGTTATGGTAATCTCGGAAACTCGATCAACCAATCTTGCCAACAAGTGCCATCTTTTTCTGGCCAATAGCCCGTTGGTTTGTAATTTTAATTTTAAATTGGGGAAATTTTCAGGATCAATATTGGATAAAAATTGCATCAAAAATGTACTGGCAAATACCTCTCCACTGGTGCTTACTGTTATTTTGATAGGAGCGTCACTAGGACGTGTGAATAAGTTTTGAAAAAGAGTATTTCCGAGCTGTTGTTGTCGTGCTCGTTCACTATCGCTTGTGCGTATCACGCTGGTTCGACAACTAGGGCAGGACAAGTTACAGGTCCGGTCACCTGCAATTACTATCTCATGAGGAATTGCAAAACTTGTCGAATCTTCAATCAAATCATACACGTTTGGTGGCAACTGCTCATTGTTAATCAACTCGTTGTTTTGTATTATTCCGCAGGTTTTTTCGTTGCAATATTCATAAGTTCCCCGAATAATACTGTTGCGTATGCTTTTTGCAATCTCAGAACTCAGTAATTGATCAAGTGTTTGATTAAACAAATTGCCAATTTTTGTGGGCATCCAGAGATCGCATCCACAAAGACTAACATTACCCCAGGGGTCTATTTGTATAGACACAAACGGTGAAAGACAAAATTTGCCTTTGAGATTTTTTTCCAAAAAAACAGTTGGCATTTGGAACTTTGTGTATTCCTTTACCAATAATCTTATTGGATAATTTTTTGACAAACTCAAAGTGTTTTTCCCACGGTCTCAAGAATAGTTTCCAAGGTCTCGTGATCTTGTTTTTCTCTACCGAATTCGGCCTTGTGTGCCAGGCGAATGGCTTTTTTCAGGATTCCGGGTTTGACCTCCAGCTCTTCAGCTACTGCTCGGATAGTGTCAGTGAGTCCGCCCTGCAAGGTATCAATCTCGTGCATGACAGCCATGCCTTCATTAATAATTTGAGTCAGCTTGATTTTTTGTTCGCCGTTGAATGTTTTGGTAGTCATTGATATCTCCTAAATTAGTCAACAATTATAACTGAGAAATTGGCAAAAGTCAACAAATTCTAGCTCACTTTTGGGATTCTGAGTAGCGAATTCAGCCGTCCCAGGCCAGCAGCCGGCCTCACCACGTAACAGAGTTACGGTCCTAAGGGTGATCTTGATGTTTATTTGCCGGCCACTGCCAGTGCAGCACCTTTGTTGAAACTGGGACTGTATGGGCTGTTGGCCTGGCGCAGACCTTTGCGATGACTCCAGTCATAGCCGGCACGATGTCCTGAACAGTCCTTGGTGCACTCGCTGCCCAGGAAACTCAGTTCGGCCAACTGCTGTTCGGCCAGGGCTTGATCGCGCTCTTGAAATCTCTGGTTCAATCGGTCCAACACACCCACTTGTGGACGACCTTTCCAGGTGTACAGGGTGGGCTGTGTTTCGCGATTGGCCACAAAACGCACTGTGCTGGGAGCCAGACGATTTTCACGACCTTCCCAGCTGCGCACACGCACTGTGCGACCATCTGAACCCAGCACTTCGCCCACGCCAATGGCACCGTTGTACACAATGGAACCGGGTTCTAGGGCTCGCGAGTCAATGGCAATGTTTTCTTCAATCTGCCGATCAATGGTGTGTTGACTGACAAGATTTTGAATCAGTTCCAGGCGCTGTTCCGGAGTGTACTTGGGATCGCGTTTCAGCTGCTGGATCAAGATTTTTATATGATTGGGCAAGCGATCTTGCGGATCCTGGGAGGGTGGGTTTTTGAATGTCTGTATCTGTCTGTAGTCACCAACACCGCCCACTCGGGACATTTCGTTCATGCCCATTCTGGGATCAATGCCTTGCTCTTCCTGACTTTTTAGATAGTCCCAGGCTGCTGACAGCATGGCCTGTGCCTTCACAATCTTTTCCTGCACCCATTCAGGCAAGTTTTCGTGGCTGTTGATAATGTCTAACAAACTCTGTGCGTCTCTCGCAATGGTGTGCAGATTGGTGTGTGCCATGCCGGCTTCGTCATCGTATTCGGCGTTGAAGCCTTCCGCCATGCCTTTCTTGGCAATCTTAATAGCTGCTTGTGCAACACCTTTTGCACCTTTTTCGGCTCGTTTATCCAACCAACTTGCTTCATCTTCCCAATCAGCAGCAGCCTTTGTGTTGCCATGCTTCTTTTTGTCTGCGGCCGTATCTCTTGCTCTATCGGCATCACGTTGGTCTTGATGAATAGTTGTACCACGTTCTCCGGAGTAAGACTTCAATGTGTTTTTGCTTAGTTCGGTTAGCGAGCCTTCCGCCACTGGCTCGCCGCGCAAGCCCTGCATGGCGCCCTTGACCATGCCAATTTGTTTTTGTCCAACTTGTTGCATGAAACCCGGCTTTGGCTGTTTTTCTTGTGTTCGGCGAGAATATTGGTCGACAGTTGACCTCAAGCCAGCATCTATATCTCGTCGAATCTGAGCCCAGTCGATGGTCTCGTCCATGGCACCTTCTTGCATGTTGCCTAGTAATTCTTGCGCTTTTTCCACACTGATCATGTAACGGCCAGTTCTATTTGGATCAGCAGCCTTTTGCAACCATTCTTTGCTGTAGCCGGCTGCTGCTTGAGATTGTGCAGGCCGAGCAGGCGCAGCTTGTTGTTTGCCATCGGCTCGTGCCTGTAGTTCTGCTCGGGCATCGTCAACACTGACCATGGGACGAGAGTGCTCTCCGCTGACCACTTGTTGAAGATATTGTGTATTAAAATTGCTCAAGTCTGCGGCTTGTGCTGGAGCACCACTCAAGGCACCCAGCCCTGCCAGGGCAGCACCTGCCAACGCACCTTTCCAACCCTCTTCCACTGAGTCTTCCGCCACACCAGGTTCTTGAGGTTTTTTATCTGCAGGAACATCAAACACGGTGCGATACTTGCGAGTTTTTTCGTTCCAAACTGTGCGGCCTTTCACACCAGATGATTTTTGTTGTGGTGTCATCTCGTCCCAGGTACGCGGTTCGGTGCCCTTGGGCGGGAGTTGTGTGCTCTCAGTAAAAATGTCTAGCAAGTTCATGTCATCGTTCTTCTATGTAATCGGTGTCAACGGGCGCAGCCGCTGAGGCAGCTCCGGCACGCAGGCGTGCATTGAACATTTCGCAGGCAATCACAGCATGTTCCAGTTGTTCAAAACGACTCTTGAGGTCACGACCCGAGTGGCGAATGGCAAAACCTTGACCCTCGTCACCGTGTATTTCACACACACGACCATTTTCCAAGGTAATGGTCTTGACCGGTGCACTCTCAACGGCCTTGGCCTTGGGTGCTTTCAAATTGCCAGTGTCAGTGGACTTCTTCTGCACCTCTCGGGTGTCAGGCTGGCGTTGTTGCAGTTCACGACTGCGAATTTCTTGTTCCACCGAGTCCAAGTAGTCGCCCAGGCGTCGCGCCTTGTCTAGTAGATCTTCGGACACATCTGCTTCGTTGACGCGATCTTCACCCACAAAGTAGTCGGCTGTGGGATGTCGAGGATCTTGAGCGTTGGTCAACGCAGAAATTTTTTGTGGCTTGAACAGGGCCGGCAACTGTGGCACTGACTGTTGTTGCGGATTCAGGCCTTTTTTCACACCAGCAGGGGTGGTCTGACCTTCTTCGATCTGGGCCAGTCGTTGAATGATTTGATAGATATCTGCACTCATGCTCGTGCTTCCTTGAGCAAGCTGCGCATTTGCCAAGCATATTTGTTGTGTTGGCTCAGTCGTTCGGCCATAAAATTGGCAATGTCTTGTTTGTTTTCGGCTTCGGCTTCGGCAAAGCACTGATTCAGCAGCTCGATCATGGTCATGCTGTTGGCCAACAGCTCTTCGATCATGAGTCTGGCTCGGGGTATGCGTGTTTGTCCACCTATCTGGCTCAGTTCCAGGAATCGCTCAAAGCTGCCGGGAGTGTATTCTTCTAGACTGCGAATGTATTCAGCAGTGGGATCAATGGCGCTGTAGGCATCTTCGTAGATGGTTTGAAAAAACTCATGCAACTGCACAAAGTCAGCACCTTCCACGTTCCAGTGAAACAGCTGAGATTTAATTGTGTAGGCATACTCAGTTGCCAATAGAGTTTTTAAACTTTCCGCCAGCATGTTTTTTCCTTCGATATTTGGGTGGAGTGTTGGGAACAGGATCCACTGTGTATTTACCACTTAACAAGGATCCGCCGCTTCTTGTCACCACCCCGCCTAGAGGTTGGGCCACAGTGGCAATGGCACCTGACACAGTGCTGGTAGTTTCGATCAGTTCTCGGAATCGCATGGGTGTATGGTCACAGTCCAGCCATCAACATCAGCTGAGCCGTGATCTACTCGGAGATTGCCGGCAATTAACTCAGCTGATTCATGTGGCAGCAGTTGATAGCCGACGACATATTTGCCAGGTTCAGCTTCGATCTGAATCACTTCTTCCAGGGTGCTGTCAGTCCAGGACCACTCGCGTTCAGCAAACAGTTCGTTGTTTACAAACACACGATAGCGTGGATGCGGCTGCTGCCATATACAATCCACATCACACAGCACTCGAACATATTGTTTCATGCTGTATTTAGTGTCAAATTCGAGCTTGTGCGTATTGAGCAAACTGTTGCTGACGGCGATCCACGTGATGTCCCCGGGGGTTTATGGCTTTGCTGGCAGCGTCAGTGTCACTGAAGTTTTTTACCTTTGTGGCCACACGGTTTTTCCAGTACCACAGCGCAACCTTGGCTGCCACATCGGGTCTGGCTGCCAGGTCGGGGTTGGTGTCCAAGGGAAGATTCAGTGCACGGCCTGCACGAGTATAGTTGTCTCGACCGGTCAGCTGTATGTAACCACGTCCCCGGAATCGTTCACCGTCTCCGGCTTGTGTATTGCCCAAGATCTTTCGGGCCCGGGGATTTTCATACTTTTTCGCAAAGTACTGGCTGCTGCCTTTTTCGTTCATGCGGGTAAAGTCTGCAGTTTCGTGAGCACACTGAGCCATGAATTGCGTCAGTTCGGTACCTTTGAGACCAGCAGCCTGTGCTGTGGCCTGTAGCTGTGCCTGTGGCGTGGCCTGTTGTGCAGCAGCCGCAGGTTCTGCGGGTCTGGGCATGTATTGTGAAGCCATGCCAGATGCTGCGGCTGCAGCTAGACCCAGGCCCGCAATGGTACTTTTTATGCCCTCGTCAACATCATGACCTGGCACTGAGGTTTCGATCAGGAATTCGTGGGCTCTCATGGTCTAGTATTTATAGAGTCCGGCTCATGATAACTGTTGCGGTGTGCTTGACCATGAAATCCTTTTATTATTTCACCATGTTGCGGAAGTTCATCTAGGCTGTATGCATCAGCAGGAACTTCGTGAATCACATTGCCTTGACCGGGAGGAGCGAATTCAACCACAGCCGGGTGCTGCTTTACTGCTTGGTGAACCAGCACATGATGTATATGACCATAATCACCTTGTGCATCGTGTGTGAGAACAACATCATATTGTTTGGCCAAGTTCCAGAGAGCCGACTCGGCTTCTGCGGCTGACCAGCGAGTGAATTGTTTTTGTTCGTTGTCATGCCAGTGATCTTCAAACCCCAGAAATACTGTGGGAATACCTCGGCGCTGCCAAAATGCTGCCAGTTCTGCGCCCCGAGTATCTTGTTGTGTATAGGTTAGATAACCAATGGCCCAGGACCACTCGGGATGATTGTAGATGTAACTGTAGCCAAAAATCACACAGTCATCGGGATGTGCTACCAAGCAAATGGCTTTGGTTTGATTCACTATTGTGCGATTTTTTGATTGCGACTCAACCAGCGGTTGACATTTTCAACAGTGTGAGCAACCATTGAGGAATCCTGTCCTAGATCTTCAGCAACAAGTTTGACCAAGAGATCCACTCGCTCCACGCTGGTAGCACCAGCTGCTAATGATCTCGCTACCGAAGATGGTTTGAGCAAACTCTGGGCGGCCTGAGAATATTTTTCAAATGGCACCAGGTCTCCTGGGGCAGCACCCAGCACAAAGCAGAGGTATTCCGCCCACTCATACACAGACTGCGATTCGGCCAAGTCACTGTGAACTGCAGACTGGATAGATTGCACCGAGTCAGCTTGCACACAACGATAGTTGCCGGTCATGAGCATGCACCACTTGGCCAAGGGTACATATATGGAACTGTGTACCTTCAACTTCACAGGCAAGTCCTGTCCGTGCCACTGAGATTGGGCCATGTCACGCTCTAATTCTGTCAATATTTGGTTGGCAGCAGCATCTTCAAATTCGGCAGCTTTGAAGTTGGTGGCCAGGCCCACTTGCAACACATTGGGTTCTTGTGGGCTGGGTCTAAATGCCTGTGGATCAGGACTGCACAGCGTGACAAGGCCGGGTTCAAAATCTTGCCACAGTTCGGCATCCTGATAACACTTGCTGTAATTTTCCACCCGTAACCTGGGCATGCGCCGGAGATAAGGTGGTGGTGGCATGTTCATGATGGACAAGCATGGTACCCGGTGTGCAGCAATTCTGATCATCAACTCTCTCACACCGGGAGCACCATACTGTGGTTCTTGCATGGCCAAACATACCAAATCAAAGTCACCGGGATTGACATTGTCAGGTGTTGCTGCACGTAGCCAACCCGGCAAGTGTCGTGAATCTACTTCTACTGTATCGGCTTGTCCTCGTATTGGAAACCGCACTCTTGTACCCACCTGATTAATTAGGTCAGCTGTGCCGGCGGTGCACACCAGGGTCACATCATGTCCGGCCAACAAGATCTTGGTGGCCAGCAAGGACCCATAAGAGGCTCCTAGAATTAGTATGTTGAGGTTGGGCATGTTGAGTTCTTTGATTGGTATTTATAGAACATTTGTCCTGCTATTACCATTCTGCAGCAATGCCACGACTGCGTAAAAAGTCCTGATATCTTTGTTGTTGGTCTGCAGTCAATTGACTCCAGGCACCGCGATGTACACTCACAGTGTGACTGCTGGGCATGGTTTGAAATTTGGTTTCAAACTGTGACACTTCGCTGTGGCAAAGATTGTTGCATTCTATGATGTTTGAGTCGATGTTATACAACTGATCCAGCCGACCTTGTGATTGCAAAAACCCTGAGTACAAAATAAATTCAGTTATCATGCCCTGTGCATGAAACCAGTCTGGGAATGATTGTTGAACACGGCGTTCTACATCTGCAATCAAGGCTCTCATGGACCGAGTGTGAAACAAAAATGGCACACCAGCTGGTCCCAACACATGTTGTTGGTCAATATCAAACAGTTTGCTTACTCGCACACGACTGGGCTCAAACACTGGCTGTATAGTTCTAATTCCGGTGTTTGGCCTCTGTTGAGCATCCATGAGTTCGTTCAATTCAAACGGATTTACAAATATGGTTTTGGCGTCTAGTACCATGCACCAGGTGTTGTAGCTGGCAGCAGCACCCAGCATCTTGAGTGTTTGCTGGCCAAGCCATCCGTGTTCGGGAAAATTGGTTGAGAATGCCTGTCGTGGGATCACCGTGACGCGATCTTGTAGAGACCCCCACCAAGCAGGATCAATTTTGTTGGCCACGGATCGTTCATCGTTGACCATGATCAAGATACTGCGTATGCCAATGTTGGCACAGTACAGTTCGATGCTGCGTGCCTGGGCTTTCAAATACAGCAGCTCTGGCTCAAACACCACAGTGCAGATGTCAATCATGTCAACAGTTCCAGCGTCGGCGTGCCTTGCAGATGGCCTTGTCCGGAGTCTTGGCACACGAAATATTGTGCATTTTCATTTGACCACGACTGCGTGAGCAATAGCTCTTTCTGCGCTTTGATGCCTTGCTGCCCCGCTTTAACTTTGAAGGCTTTGTGGTCACAGCAGTTTTCAATTTTGAGCCGGGATTTTCTCTACGGTAAGCGTTCACAGCTTTCTGACTCATGCCTGCTGTGCGATCCTGTTTGTTGGCCTTTTGCCAATCTTCGTTCAGTTGCGAAGTCACAGCAAATGCATACAACTCATCTTCTGTGAGTGATTCTAGGTCTTCCCATACTGCTTCGGCATCTACACCATTTTGGGCGGCAATATCTTCAATGATGCTTTCGATTAGATCAAACTCTTCGTTGAGTTCTTCCGCCACACCTTGCTGATGAGGTTTTTTGAACACACTATATATTTTTTGTGTATCAATACCTTTTATACCATTGGTTTGTAATACATTTGCTACAAATGTTCCGCAATTTTCTGCTCCTACTGTGTTGGTTGTAGGAACCAATACTGGTTTTGATAATGATACAATTTTGATATTTTGTTTAGGAAACTCTGGATCATCAGTCACATCGTTAGTGACATATACATCATTGCCTTTATGCCCACTCATTTGAATTTGTTTTCCATCTTGAGTTATAAATCCAACATGGTCATAACTCCAGCCTTTGGGTGTTTTATTACTACGAGCAAAGAATATTTTATTTGCTATTGGGTTATTGTTCTCGGAGCCTTCCGCCACACCTTGCTGACTGAATTCATCCATATCTTTTACTGGTATCACACGAGCATTGATACTAGGCAATTTATTCATTATGGCTTTTTGTGCTCTATGTGTGCCATCAGCAATCATCAATGTGTTGCCATCTTGAACAACAATAATAGGATATTGTAAATCAGCGGCCTGTGCTCTTGCGGCTGTTTGCTTTGGGTCCTCGTGTCTATCTGCCAATTGCTTAACAAATAACTGCGGATTTAATTTTTTTTCAGGATAATTTTGTGCTTTGGCGATAAGGTCTTTAATACTGAAGTTAAACTGTTTACCATTTATACCTATACCGGCTGTTTGACCCAAACCACCTTCGCCTTCCGCCACACCTTGCTCTAACATTTCATCACTAAAATTTTGATTAAAAATTTTGTTTGGTATTGAACTTAGTGGACCCATCCAATAAGATTTACCTCCCAAGAACCATTCTGGCTTGTCTGTAAAATATCCAAATCTGCCATACACTGCTGGCAGACTATTGGTTGGTGTTACTAATGGATTTTCAAAAGATTTGGTAATCCCAAACTGTCTTACAGTAAAGTCAATGGCATTGCCGTCGACCACAGGCATGATGTGTCCATCACCTTGGCCACTCTTACCTTTGAACTGTGGATTTTTTTTGATAAATTCAGCACTGGGCGGAGCCAATGAAATTACCTGTGCTGGAATTTTATTTTGTTCTGCCCATTGTACAAATACCCTGGTTATTGTTTTACAATCGTATTTTTTATATTTCTGCCCACTTGGACTGTCAACGAAAGACTTTATAATTGTTTGTAAGTTGTTGCCGGCACCTTCCGCCACACCTTGCGACTCGTTGGGCTCACAGTTGCGTACAGGACCGTTTTTGCCCTGCTTGGTACCTTCAGCATGCTTGCCAGGCCAGCAACGGGTATAGCCATTTGCGTCCTTTTGGCCTTTTCGAATTTCCATGACATTGCCGTGTGTTTGACACATACCACAGTCGGGACACACCTGTTCCATTACCTCATGGCTTTCCGTGTGCTTCTTTTTACCAGCACAATGCGCCCGTTGGCTGAAGCCACGAGGGTGGCTGCAGTTGATACTGCGCTTGTATTTGGCACTCCACTTTTCAGTGATGATTTCATTGGCTCTCATTTTTCTTTCCTCTACGCATATTTAGTTGCCAGCGGGCCAGCTGTCCTTTACGGCCTGGTGCTTTTGCAGCCTTTTCCAGTTGGGCCATGGTAGCACCCTTGGGAATACCATGGCGTTGGCTGTCTCCTGGACGACCCGGGCCCCGGCCGTCGGCAAAGTTTTCCTCCACGGTGTCACGATAGGGCCTGACCCATTCAAATCGTGTGTGGGCCGGTATCCACTTGAGACCCAGACCACGATTGCCCTTGGCCGGGTCAGTGTCGATCAACAGCCAGTCCTTTTCATCGCTGAAAGGCACAGTGTGTTGTTTTTTGAGTATGCGCACAATCTTTCCACT